AGATTTTAAAAGCAAACAATGTATCAACGAACCTTCTATCATATTTTTGTCAATGTTGTCTTCTTTTTGTCCTAATACATAATGTTTATAAAATGCTGATGGACTAAATGCTAGTTTGTTTAAACCAGAGTAAGACATTAAAAAGTCTTTGTCATAAAATTCTTGTTCTTTCTGAAAACGTTCAGAAAGTGGCACGTTGGCTACAAATTTTCCCATAATTTATTATTTACAATTTTCTATATCTGAGGGGAAGTATCTTCCTAAAATATTACCATTATAACTGTTTGCTGTTAACACATCATTTTTAAATTGATGTGAAATTTCACAGTATCCTAAGTATTTTTTAGAACAACATACTTCAAGGATTTCTCTCTGATAAAACTTTGAATCAGTTAGTGCTATCTCTTCAGTTAGCTCTGCACATGATCCACAATAAGTTTTCCAGTTAGATTCCTTAACGACACGTTTAAAAGTCTTTCTAGTCTTTGTTTGTGTCTTTTCTCTATTAGAGATTTTAGTTTTTCTTTCACTGTATAGACTTTTTTTACCTATGTAAAATCTACCAGTAACAATGTTGGTTATTTTATATACAAAACCAACAGCTTCTTCAAAATTTGGTAAGTCATCTATAGAGATGATTTCTTTACCTAAACCACTATGTGATTTAATAATCCAATTATTCATAAAATTGATGTTAACATGCAAACTTAAGAATTTTTTTCAATATATTTTTCAATTGCTCTAAGAAGTTTTGGATAGAAGTCATAAAGAGCAACTTCTTTACCATGATGTTTTATGATATCACTGATATCTTTTTCTCTTGGTAAATAAATGAATGGCAATCCATATTCTTTTTCATAAAATTTCATAGATGCTATACCTGCTTCGTCACTATCCATGCATACAACTACATGAGAATAACGCTTTTGTAAATCATGAATATCAGTAAACTTAAATTTACTTGATTCACTGTTAGGTGCAATACAATCTACTGTCAATCCAAGACTCTTTATTGCCATCACATCTTTAAGAGATGATGCAATTATTAAAGTTTTCTCACCTTTCAGTTGATCATAACCTTGCACATAATCTTTTTTCTGTAAGAAAAATTTAAACTTTTTACTTTTTGGATTATATACTTTATATAAGTCATTACCAGTAAAATAACCATAAACACATTCATCTTTATTAATAAATTTATTACTAATTAATCCTGTTTCAGTATCTATTTCACTGAATTCATAGTATTCTAGTGGTTTTACATTGTATTCTTCAAGCAAACTGCTACCAATATTAAATTGAAGCCAAAACTTTGCATCTGCAGAATACCAACCTCTTACTTTATAATCAGTAATTGACCATTTTTTTGAACCAACTATTAGCTCTGAATCTTGATACTCACCAGTTTCACAAAATTTGTAATAATCTTGAATGATTTTCTCACACGCTTTGTCATATTTTAAATTAAATATATCTTGTACTAATTGACAAGCATTACCATATCTTCCTGATGAATGGCATTTAAAAACAATTTTTTTACTATTTCTGTCTACATAAATAAACATTGAAGGAGTATTGTCATTGGTATTAAATACACTTTTGATTCTAATTGATTCACCATTAATGTCTTGTGTTAGTCCTAAGTAATACTTAAATATCCAGGAATCTGGAATGTCATCTAATGATCTAATGTACTTTCTACTTGAAAACATAAATGCAAATTTACAAAAAGAAAAAAGGGTAGGTACAATTTATACCCACCCTTATTCTTTATATTATTATTTAGTTATTTACCAAAAGGCAAGTCAATGTCACTCATTGGAACACTTCCTGGTTTTGGAAAATCATCAGCAATTGTATTTGATGATGAAGCTGCTGCTTGAGTAGGTTCAAAAGATGTTAATGGTTCTTTATCTTCTACTTTTTCTTTAGCTTTTGTAATATGAACTGTTTCATCAAACTCTATAAAATTATGAGGTTTTCTATCATCATCTTCTAATGCAGAGAATGGAAACAGATTCTTACGAGGTTGTGGTTTTGGAAAAGACAATCTGTAATTTGGTATTGTATATCCTTCATTGAAATACTCAGAACCTGCAATTGTAAAGTGACCCCATAATTCAGGATCTATTAAATACTTACGTACCTCTGATACATATTCTTCAATAGTATCACCTTCAACACCTTTCTCATTCATTTTGTGAAGAATACCCATCTGTTTTGCAAGGTTATTAACCCAGTTATAGATTTGGTTATCTCTTTGAATAACTTTACCTTCATAAGTATATGTACTATATGGCCAGTCACCTGACTTTACATTACCAACTTGACCTCTATATTTTCCAAGACTTGGATTATTTTTATCAATGTCTAGTCCATCAAATTCATCACCTTTGTCAATACCTTCTAATCTAAGTGTTACAAAATATGCTTCTTTGTTATAACCTGGAGTTTCTAGAACCATGTCAATAATTCTACAATAATGTGTTCCTGGTCCTATGATTTTAGACATACCATTTCCACCTGTTTTTTCTTTAAAATCGCTAGATTTAAACATAATTTTCTTTTTTTAAGTGTTTTTAATCAATATAAATTTTATCCCAGTGTGTAATAATCTTTCCATCTTCGTCTGGTTCAGAGATGGTGATTTCTTGATTTCTCAAGTGCTCAGGGCGTGCACCACAAGCGATTTCGTCAGTTGTCAAAAAACTCATGATATTCTTTTTACCTTTTCTATAGATATAAGCAATAGCATCTGAGTTTGACGTTGTAATACGTTTTAATTTACCTGTCAAATCAAGATCAAGTGAGTTAAATTCTGCACCATTTTTCTCTAACAATGTATCTTTGATGTGACCAACAAAAATAACATGTGGAGCTAGAGTTTTTACATAGTTAAGAACTTTCTCAAAAGCTTGACGCAACCATGGATAACCAGCACCATTTGGCATATTTAAAATACTACCATATTGTGCTTTTCCTTCAGTGAACCATTTCTTACCCATTAAACTTTTAGAGTACAACTCTTCAGCATAAGGAACACAAATTGATTCTAATGCAGTAATAGTATCAAGAGCAATGTATTTATAAGGCTTTCCTGCCTCAATAATCATGTTCCCAATAGTTACAATGTCAGATACAGTTTTAGCTTTTAACTTTAACGCATCAACATAATCACTACCTTCCTCCAAGTCAATGATAAGACAATTATCTAACTGTGAAAGTAATGTAGTTTTTCCAATCTTTGGTTTGCTAAAAATGACCATATTCTTTGGACTTTTTACTTCAGCCATAACCTTTTTTGTTGGTAATACAAAGCCACCTGGTGCTTCTACTTTTTCTTTTGTTGCCATTCTATTCCTGTTTTAATTAAATCGTTTAACCACTCTTTATTTGACAAAGGTACGTTCTGTTTAACACAGTAATAATCACGCATTGTCATTGCACTAAAATGGCTATCCTCTTTTTCAGAATACATGCCAGGAAATAAATCTTCTTCAGATTCTTCCTCAATTGTAATTACGTCTGCATATGCAGATGTTATTGTTGTGGAATTAACAAGTTCTAAATCAGATAATCTAACAGCATATGTGTTTCGTCCTTCTATAGAAGTTTCTACTTCAACATATTTTTTTGTGTTTAATTTCCAATTTGGATTGTTTACTAATCTGTACAACTTTCTATTTTTGCGATCATAATGTTCTTGATCCCAATCAAACATCTCAATATAATAATCTTGATTGCATGATAATTCACTTGCCCAAAAACGAACACATTCTACTCTTTCATCTCCAAATTCTTTACCCATGTAACAGAGTTTTGAACCAAACTTAGGACTGGAGATGCCCATCTGGTTGAATAGATTCTGCCAAAAAGGTAAATACTCAGTGGTAATCTGCGTAATGTGCTTCTTTTTTTCAGGCTCTGTTGAGGCTTTAAAATTACTACTCATTTGTTAAAATTTAAATTATTAATTACTTTTTCGCTGTATATGGTTCCTTGTCAGGTTCATATGCTTCAACAACTTCCATCTTTGCATAATCTGCTTTATACCATTGAATACTTGTCTCTCCAAATCTATTTTTGAGAACATGCATCGCAAGTAAATACTTGTCACTAGGACCAATGATGTACTTTTGAGGGCCATACCTACTTATGTTATACTTGGCTGGCCTGTTATATGCAATCATTACGTCTGCGCATTGTAAGAGATAATCGCTTCCAAAAACATCTGCCTCAGTTGGATAGTTTTCCAACTTACCTGGCTTTTGTCTTTCAGCATTGTCAATCTCTCTATTTAACTGAGTAAGAATAATAAACGTAACAGGTAGTTTATTCTTCATCTCAGTCAACATTGTAGCAAGATTTTGCAATGTAACTTGTTTGCTGGTTTCTGATGCTGACTGGCGTACCAGTAATGTGTGGTCCAGCGTTACCACAAAAGGTTTTTTGTATTCGTTATAGAATAATCTAATTGCATTTGCCATATCTGGAACAGACATAGACCTATCAATAACATATTCTTTACGTCCATTTTGTTTGCCTACATACGTACTCAATTTTTCATAATCTCCTTTGGTCAATGGTGGCATTCCATCGTCTTGTGCAGATTGTAAGTAACGTATGTCTATATTGTTTGATGCAGATAATTCTCTGACACCCATGTTTCTACCAAGCATTTCAAATTGAAAATGTAAAACCATAAAATCTTGGTCTTTATTATTTTCTTGCAATGCTCTTGCTATTGTAGCAGCAATAAGTGTTTTACCAACACCTGGACGTGCAGCAAGAACATATAAGGATTGCCATTCAATACCATTGAGACCAATTTTATTGAATCCTTCCCATGAAGTTTTTAGAGAAACAATCTCTTTTCTTGCACGTTTTGCTACATATTCTAGACTTTCTTCAAGTATATCACTGTATTTTCGCCATGGCTTTTGATGCGAAGCTGACGCATGAGATGCTGAATTAACAGTCTCTGGTTTATTGTACATAATGTAATTTTTTGATAAACAAATATACTAATAATATTTTATACTACCATAATATTTTGGTAGAATTTAATTTTTCAAGTTCAGAGTTTACTTTATTAAACACATCATCACAATTCCATTCTTTCTCACGTGCATATGCTGCTGACGCAGGATGACTTGCTTTTAAGATTATTTGTGAATCATCTAATAGTTCTTCTATTTCTTGTGCTTTTTTGCCAAGTAACACCCATATAATCGGTTTTTTATCTGTTATAGACTTGGTATTTAACATATCTATAAGATATTTTACAAATGGATCCCATATTGCAAAGTGTTTACCAATTTTACCAACCTCTGTTGTAAGTGATGTGTTTAACATAAGGATTCCTTGACGACTCCAATCTGCTAAATCAGGATTTAAATCTTTAGGATCATTGTTGTCATATACTGTTCTTGCAATTGCATTATGTATATAGCGTAATGATGCTTCTTTCTTGCGTGTGTTACCACAACTAAATGCAATACCATCAGCAACTCCAAGTTGTGGATATGGATCTTGTCCAACAACAACAACTTTTAATTTGTCAAAAGGACATTCAGAGAATGCTCTAAATACCATTCTTAGTGGTGGTGTAAATCTTTGTTCATTATTTACAAGATCTTCTAAAGTCTTGATAATTGTCACAAAATCATCAGATACCAAAAATCCTTTTAAAAGATTATTCCATCCATTTTCTTTGTCATTGTCTGTTTCTTTAAGCATTCCATGCATTTTATGTGCAATTTCTATAGCTTCAAGTTTAATAGTTTGTTTTTCCATATTTTTTATATATCTTTGACTTTTAAATTTAAATATTATGTCTGAAAAAGTAATCAATTCATTATTACCATCAGGATCAGATGATCAGTTGGTTGACGTCATCAAGGAAGACGCAGTTATCTCAATTAAAATGAGCACAGGTTATTACAAAAGAATCCAAAATGTTATTGGATTTCTTATTGAAGGTAAACCTACAAAAGAAGTTCAAAATTCTCATAAGTCTATTGCATCTCGCAATATTACAGAACCATGGGTTTACCATTATGAAACTTTACTCATTCTTTGTAAAGAATTTGAAAAAGGAGCACAAGAGGGTGATTTCATTGAAAAAATGACAATTTCTGAATTGCGTGAAGCAATGGAAAAAGCTGAAAAAATCATGGTTGATGAAGAATTAGAAGCAAGAAAAGAGTTTGAAAAGAAACAACAAGAAAAAAAGGAAGATCAGTAAAGATAGATTCCTAAGTCATGTCCTAATGCAATACATTCTTCTATTACTCTTGACATTTCTTCTTTAGAACAATCTGCAAAACTTTTAATAGATTCTGGTGTGGTACTAGTTGCTAAAATATGCAAACCAGTTTTTTCTTTTATAATAAGTTTCATTTCTTCAAATGTATAACCTGTTGAATTTGCAATTTCTCTAATAAGAGCATGTGCTTTAGCAAGTTGACCTGCTGTTTTGTCTTTGTCATCAAGAACAGTAATATATGCTTCTATTTCTTGTTCTTTTTTTGTACCCATGGTAAACAATTTGAGTTTCCCTGCATCTTCTTTTGACGCAGGGGTTATCTCAGTACCAT